ATGAACCCATGCGATGATTCTGCCATGGCTGCGCATACAATAAGTAAAGATATTGGAACCCCAAAGATCAATAGCGATGTGCCTGAGATAGCTGAGCAGGTAGAATATACATTCTCGTAAGAGGTAGCTTTGTCTTCTAGACGGCGGGAATTGGATGGATCAACAATAAGCCTGAATTGATCTTGCTATTGAATAGTTTTGCACAAGAGAAGAAAGATATATGTATTACGAAGGCGCCTAGGATTTGCTATTAAACAGATATTTTACAACATATATGAATATGGCAATTACATTTGCTGATGCTGTGGTAAGGAGAACAATCAGCACGTTCTCTGATAAGCTAATCTTACCCTTGGAGCACAACATTATTCTAAGAACTTACTTTCTTCCTGATCTGTTATTGCAGTAGTGAATTAGGCACTGAAAAGGGAGGTTTGACAATGGTACATCTTGTCAAGGAATTTATATATTGCGGCGCAATTAACGCTTTCAAAAATGGCAATAGTAGGTTATCTCTTAGGAGCTGGCGCAAGTGCGGAATGCATCCCGGTTGTTGCAGGTATGGCGAACGATTTAGAGAAATTACGGAATGAGCTTTTCAGTTTCTTCTCTGAGCAACAGGATCATGGTGGTTTCGATGTTCCTCCGGGCAAGATCCCGGAATTGGAGATCCTACACATGTTAGAGTCTTTAGCAAAAATATGTAAAACACACTATAGTATAGATACTTATGCCAAAAAACTATATTTAACTGATCCAGCAGCATTCCGGATGCTGAAGTTGGATTTAAGCATTTACTTTACACTCCGGCAAGTATTAGCAGATCCGGACAAGCGATATGATAACTTTTTTTCTTCGATAATTAATAGCGACAACAAGCTTCCTGCGAACATTAAAATAATATCCTGGAATTATGATTTTCAACTTGAACGATCGTTTTGTGAATTCAATCCAGGGATCAACTTAGATCTTTCCCGGGACAAACTAGGTATTACTGCGCCGAACAGATGGTCTGAGATAAGTACTATCAAAAATAAGTTCAGAACATTAAAGCTTAATGGTTCCGCTAGATTGTCCTCTAAAAGTGTTGAGGGATATTTATTCTCAACTTTGCATATGCCAAAAGAAGATATTGTTTCTGAAATCATAAACAAGTACACCGACACAATTAGATCTAAAGATTCTTTTGAATGTGAAATCAAATTCGCCTGGGAGGGGGAGCATTATGATCAGTTATTTGAAAGTGCCCGTTTAGATCTAGAAAACATCGATGTATTAGTGGTAATCGGTTACTCTTTCCCATTCTTCAACCGTGAGGTTGATATATCGCTATTTAGAAATATGCCAAATCTTAAAAAGATTTACATACAAGACAAATACCCTGAGGATATTAAAGAGACAATGAGCGAAATTATAGATACAGAATTTTATAGCAGAGTACCATCTATCATATTAAAATCGAACCTAAACCAATTTGTTTTCCCGAAAGAGCTTGACGTCACTAGCTACTTTGGAGAATAGATTCCGATAAAAGTTGTTAATCATGTGGTCAGGCGAGGGGTTTCAGCTACATGCAGGGCTCTCAAATTCACGATGCCGCTAATCCCGCATGTTGAAAGCTGGTCAATTTGTCTCCGAAATTAGCATGCATTTTCCCCCAACTACCATATTTCTGTATGTTAAACTGTATGTGACTTTAAAAATACGGCATTGATGGTCAACAAGGGACCTATTATCGTACACCTATTACGTGTACAATTCACCAGAATGCGCTTACCAGCTCCACCCATCCAGTGTAGAAAACAATGTTTAGATGCAAAATAGCTAGTATTAGCTATACCATATGTTGCAATGTTTTCGGAACTTAATCAAACATCAATACAATACTAATTCTTGTTAGTACAATCTACGGAAGAGCGACATGAAAGAAATAACATTTATTCTCATTGCCGGATTTGGCGCCGTTTGTATCGAAGCAATTCACTGGTACGAGCTCAGAAATAAACTTGAAGAACAAGACACAAAAAATATAATGATGTCTAAATATTATTGGATGATAACTTTTATAATGATAGTAATTTCAGGTATAGGAACCTATATCTTGTTTTATGAGCCTACCATAAAAAACAGCATCCCATTTGTGCTGGGTGCCGCCTTTCCGTTGATATTCAAAAAGGCGGTTGTAGCATTTCAATCAAGAGATCTTGGTGATACTTCAGGAACCGTTACCTTTGAAAAGGCTTTTAAGACCTTTATTCAATGACTTATAAATTCAAGTCAGCTATCGTGAGTCCTAAACTTTAGGCTATGAATATTTCAGCACTAACCCTCTTCATATATTTGCTTGTTGCTACCTGTTGCGATTGTAGTGCGCAATGGCAATTGATTCGAAGATTGAGCCACTTAGGCAAGCCAGAAGTTGTAGTTAGAACTCCTAATGCCAGCGTTCAATATTCAGTAAAGAGCTTGAATGATAAAATACTTAGTTTAATGAGGAAAGAACGCGTCAATCCTTCTTCTTTCGATAAAATAGAGAATAACAAACCTTTGGATGCAGTGCAAGAAAAATGGGTGAACAAAGTAAACGGTGTACTCAATGCAGAAACGGTTAACGCGCCAGACGATTTTCGCCAGACGATCATGCGCAGTCTTGCAAAAGGCACAGAATACGATGTCGATAGTCGAATGGCAGCCCTTTATGATAAGCATGAGTTGGAGAGATCAACACGTGAGTTGAATAAGTTAAGTCTTAAGTCAGTCAATAAAGTTACAGTGTATCTAAGTATTGCATCAAATTCAGCTGAATATAAAAACATCTTCAAGTCTCTGAATAAGCGGGACGCTAAAACAACTATCGCAACGTATAACCACCTTAGGCTACAAAATAACAAGTTGATTAATTTTCCAAAGTCTGCATCGACCATTATAAAAGGTATTGCAGAGTCGACCAATCGCTTACCAATAATTATAATAGGCCATAATGAAAGAGGTAACTTAATCTTTCCAGATGGAAGCTCCGCATCTTTCCGAAAAATGGATTCATTGGCAAAGGAGAGTGAGCGACTTCTAGTATACTTATCGTGTAATGCTCAGGAATACACCACATTCAGCTCTGCCGCTAGTCATTTCTTAACTTACCGGGATGCTGTGGAACTAACGAATAGGCTAAACCAAGTAGATTACACACGCGAACTAAGCCAGAAACAGGTGAGAGCTAAAATCAGCGAGGTTTTAAATCTTTATGCAAAAGAACGGGAAATGACAATTGGACTTCGGGTCGCAGGCATGGCTATTGGAGTTGCCGGAGTCAGCTACGGTATTTACATCATAGAAAAAAAGGTAAGTCCCACGCAAAACTAAGATCCGTTTTCACTGCCCGTACTGTGAGTACATCCGATTACATGTTTAACAAAAAATTCTAATGTCAATGCGCCGGTATACACAAGATTTCAAGGACCTCATTAGTGCGATAAAATTGACAACGTTGTAAATACGTGTGCATGTGACTTATAAGTTAGAAGGAAGATCATAAGGGATGTGCTTAGGCGTTGCTTTTATATTATCTTCCTTTTGTTATTCTGACAAACCAAGGTATGCATCATTCCACTGAAACATCTTTTTCGGTGGTTGCAAGTGGTATCCCGGAAGATACTACCGTAATATTCGTGACTGGGTTGACCGTTACCTTAGATTGCTCGTTGTCCTTTTCGTACTTGCCGTGCATCTTCATAGGCTTTTCTGAGCAGCATCCGCAGGGTACAATTGATATTAGCTTCCGGACAAGCCGTCAATCTGCCGTTAATAGCGGAGTCACGCGTATTAAGGATGCAGATGAATAAAGCCAATTTCAGCCAAAGGTGCTAGCGATACTAATAATATGACCGCGGCCGCACTAACTTGGCAATTCCAAAGTGCCCGATGATCGCCTGAGCCACGGTATCCGCTAAATCCTGTTTCGCTCCATTAGGGAACTTCAGCAAGCCTTGCTCTGAATCATTGTATATCTTATCAGCCAATGACTTACGAATGCATACCATGCCCGCCTCAGCCTTTGGCGTTGCATCCTTTGCCCTGGCAATCTTGTCAGCATTCACCTGAACTTCAATGGCGGCAATACCGGCAACGGTTAACGTTTGCTTCGCACTCTTGCCGGATGCTTTTGCCTCGATGTAATGCGGTGCCGGGTGAAGCTTCATTTCATTGATTAGCGCCGGGAATTCTTTATTAAACCATCCGATGTTATCGATATACATCTTGTTTTCAAACATCCCTGACTCAACGTGCGCACTTGATGCGTTTGATTCCTTGTTGGTGTACGCCGTATCCCAGTCGGTACCGTACTTGGACATCTGTTTAACCGTTGGCATCAGGTGATCGGGTATTTCGATAAACCACTTTTGCCATATCCCGCCTTTTTCCGGAGCGGTTTTTTGCATTACCTGACCTGCAAACCCATAGCTACCCAAATCCTCTTGCATCTTCTCCAATGCAGCATCATCAAGACGGTTGACGTCCATTAAGCCGTTGATGTAAAAGTCTCTCAGATGTTCTGGTTTGACGTTGTCCGACAATCTTCCAGGCAGACAGATGTGATTAAGTGATTTCTTTTTACGAATCCAGTCACCGGAAGGATCGTTCTCGTGGAGGCGCTGCATTACCATGATGGTAACAGTACGCTTTTTGTTCGTTTTACGGGTAGATAATGTCGAACCAGTGAATCGTACCGCCCGCTTTAAATCAACCTCGCTGACGGATTGCTCTGGGTTCAATGGATCATCTGTGATGATGAAGTCACCGTGCATACCCGTAACTCTCCCGCCGGTGGAGGTCACGAAACGTTCGCCTTTTTTCGTGTTCCTGTAGTGGGTTTTACCGTCGCTGTCTGACTTGAATTCAATCAGACCGGGGAACAGCAGCGTGAACTTATCGGACTTGAGAAGGTCCCTGGTTTTGACTGCGTGTGCCGTTGCAAGGTCAGCCGCATACGAAGATGATATGATTCTTATTGTTTGATTGCGCACCCATAACCATGCAGGGAATACTTGAGTGACTATCGTTGATTTGGAAGAACCTGGGGGAACGTTAAGCAAAACATCGTCTTGTGACTCCCCGGATTCCCACACTTCATACACGCGCTGCAGTTCGTCGCAAATGTATTCAATATGCCAGTTTGGGATCAGCTCAGCCGCTTCGATGGTTTCCCAGAACTCAAGGAAGAAACGGTAAAACCTCCGCTTGCAAAGATTCCCGAGGGCCCTATTTACGTCGGGCATTGACGATTTCTTCAAGTGCTGCATCTGATAGTTTATCATAATCTATTTCATCCGGATCCGCTGTTTCGACCTTCGTTTCAATTCTGTCAGCGAGACTGTTTAATCTTTGGGTAATTGATGGATTATAAATACCGGCCATTCCCCCCTCGATTTGATCTTGACGTATGATTCTCTTAATGCGCGAACAGATAGAAACAAAATCATCATATCTGCTGTCGCGATTCTCAAAATATTGTTGAAGAGTACAGGGCATACCTTCAAAATTTGCAACGAAGTTTTCGAACCCCTCCATCGTTAAAGGGCGTTCCTTTCTACGTTTTACCTCTGTAGCATCCTTCCCGACGAAGTCATGCACCAAGATGGGAGATATTTTTACGTCATTTTTGTAAGCCACGAATAGATTGTACATATCATCTGCAGTCTCGAGGATTTTCTTCCTTCCTCGCGTTTCTATTGATTGTGCAACTTCATTTAGGTTTGTTTTTCCTTTTGTTCCTCTGGGTGTTTCCATTATGGGGTATGTTAAATGTTAAATATTCTGAAGATTAAGCTCATGGGTCTAGTTGTAGCCGTTATAACATTAAGCTGATCATCTTGCGTAAAAAGAAGCTGCCGAATATAGATATTGAGCAACTACCTCGGGGTCCTGTCGGTCGGATTAAATGGATCATATTTGGATTCCATGTTCATAAACCGCATGGTAAACAAGTGGGACCAGGGAGGTGTACTATTAAGTAGCCCCGTTGTAATTTTCACGTTGTGCCCCAACTCAGTCACAGGATATTTGTCCTACTGCTTTTCCTCGGATTCTATAGATGTGCTGCCATAGTAAATTTGTGTTTCTAATTGGTTTAAGATTATGTTCATATCACTAGTAGGGCCGAAGCTTTATTTGCTCGTTTACCCCTTACGTTTAGCTTCTCGATTCAGAATTTCCGTGTATGCTTTCTGAAAAATACTTGTGTCCTTCAATTTAGAGAGCTTAGTATACACAGTACCTCTGTCAATAGCCTTAATGTCGTTCCATTTGGTAACGTCCCCCATGCTTAAGGTATCCAGATTGTTCACATCGCCGTACTTTTCAAAGACCTCAACTCCAGCCCCAATTATGGCGTCATCCACAGGTCCGCTAAACTCGCTGAGCTCGATGCCAGTTAACCGATTGGTGTTCGCTAAAAGGAATAATCCTATATGAAGACATGGCTCCACCGGAGAGGCTCTTATTATTTCGGCAAAGTCTTCCGCTTTCACTTCGTCATAACTCTGCTTATTAATCGCGGCATAGAGATAGTGGGCAATAACTTGTGGAAGCCGGTGTAGTGGGTTATAGACCTCTCGCTTTGACTCTTCCTTCAGCACGTGCTTTGCTACGACATACGCCCAGTATGGCAGCTCATTCAATAGCCCGCCTTGCAGATGTACATTATAGCCCAGCAAGTTTATAGAAGTGGGAGCGTCGACATCTGTGTAGCTTTCAGAAAACCAATACATCTCATCCATTACAGGCTGAATCATCTGGAATACTTTGGTAATCTGGCTTGCAATTACTGGAGTGTTATCTAAGGACGGATCACAATCCAGCGCCCATTGCAGCTTCTCGATTGGGTTGTCTTGATCAATTGCAAGAAACTTTAAAAACCGCTCGAAGGATACTTCATCAAGCGCTGAGGGGATTCTATCAAAAGTCTGATTATTAATTTTTATCTGATACATGTTGTTTCTTACTTTAATGAATCGAAGGTTACTGGTTACTATAAATTAGCGTTGACCTTTGCCCGGGTTGATCGCATCTGCGTTGTGGTGATCTCCCGAACATCAACAACAGGTGCCGGCAATGCCTTAATGGCTTGAATAACTACGTTTGCCACTTCGGAATTACTTAACGCTTCGCTTTGCATACTGGAAACAAATCCTCCCTGAGCGATACCACCGATAGCGAGTGAGTGCCCCGGCGCAAGTTCTGCTCCTCCCCCTGCTTTATTGATCATAGAGAGTAAGGGCTTAAACATCTTCGTGCTTTTAGCGTTGATCACAGCCTCACCATTACTCAACCTGGCATTTATACTATCACTTGTTCCAGATCCCGGACCGGATAGTATTGTGCCTTTTCCATCGCTTTCGAATACACCTCCCGTGGCTAATGATACCGGAGCGACAAGTGTTTTTGCGGCAACAACGGCGCTTCCCAAGGCAGCCAAAGTTGATACAATTGCGACGAGGTTGAATGGAAACGGCAGTTTACCCTGTGCGGCTATTGCTTTGATGTTCTCTTGAATTATAATGATATTGTTTCTTAAAACCTGGGCCGCATCCACCTTCGCTTGTATGGCTCCCGCTAGCTTGTAGGCAGTGCTGTTTTCCTTCGTAAGGGATTGGAATGAGGAACTAAAAGATTTAAAGTTTGATGCTACCGAGTTGATGGGTTCATTCTGTAGTTCTCTTTTAGCGGCTTCATATTGAGCTACGATGAGGGTGGTGTCTTGGCCAACAAGATTCGCATGATCCATATCTTGTTGATACTGCATGTCCAAGACGGCTTGCCTTGCCTGTATCCTTTCAGCGTCGGTACCTGCATTTGCGAGCTGTGCGTTTGCCAGATCTACCTGTTGCTGATTGAATGCGTCAAGTTCTACCTGGTAGTTTGATTTTATAATCTCCTGCCGCGCGGATGAACCTTCGGAAAGTATTGCTGTGTGCTTGTCGTCATAAGACTTTATCAACGCCTCAAGTCCAGTTTCGCCTTTTGTTACCCTGTCAATGACTGCTTGCCTTTGCTTGTCGTTTTCCTCTAACTCCCGAGACTGGTTTAGCTGAAGTTGAGCGAGCCGCCGGGTGCCTTCGTCTTTTATACTGTCGACAGCGATGTCTTGAATGGTTTTGTTATTTGCTTCAATGGCTTCTAAATCTTGTTTGCGGAACTCTTCAGAGATTTGTCTAAGCCTAGCAGTACGTTCTTTTTCTAGTTGCTCGGTTGTTGCGCCATAAAGTTTATACTTAGCTACCTTTTCATCAATATCCCGGTTAACAGCTGCGGCTTCCCGTTGGCGTTCAGTTAGCATAGACTCATTGGTTTTAAGGAGCGATTCCAATCGGCTTTGCTCTGCCTCGTCAGACTTTTCCGCAGCCTTTTCACCATCCGCAGCGGCTTTCTCCCTTAACTTTGCCTGATCATTGTAGCGTTTCTCGGTGAACTTCAGCGATGTAGATTCTAAATCATTGACTTTTGCCTGGCTTGCAAAGAGTTTTTCTTGCAATTCGTCCGATGCTTCACGGCCGTTGTTGCGTTTTGCGTCCAAGGCCATTTCTGCTTCAGCCAATTTCAGTCGTTGTTTTGCTAAACCGCTTTCAACTCCAATGCTTCCTTTTCCTTTTGGTTCGCTTTATCTAACAACGCAATTCTTTGTTGCTCGGAAAGAGATGTGTTTTTAGCCTGTATAGCGAAGCGATCACGTTCAAGGCGTAGTTTGCTCAATGTGGAAACAGAAACACGTTCTGCATCCTCCAGATCCTGCATTTTAGCTTTTAAGTTAATGGCATCCCCAGCGGCATTCTTCATATCCTTGCCAAATCTGGATAACCCTATACTGATCTTACTGGTAGCATCAGTTACACCGGTCCCCATTTGAATAAAGCCATTTGTCAACATTGCTATGTTTCTGGTTCTAATCGCTTCGATGATTACTCCGAACGACTTAAATCTATTAATGATATTATTTACCAGAAAGTTGCTAAAATCAATCATTGCCTTTTTAGGACTTGTGAAGACAGTCAACAACGGCTTAGTAACGTTGGCAACGTAATTTCCTAACACTTCGAATGCTGCACTTACTCCGGATACACCTTGCTCAATGGCATCAGTCAGCGGCTTGAATTTCGTCAGCCAGGATACAAGAGAAGCTATCAGGATAATCACAGCTCCTATACCGGTTGCTGCCATTGCAGCCTTCAGAACTTTAGTGGCGTTGATGGCTGCTGCCGTTGCCACTGTCTGAGCGTCAGTAGCAACAATTGAAGCGTTGGTGGCTGCGGTGTTGGCTGCTTGTACCTCAGTGAGCGTAGCTTCACCCGCAGCATATCTACTGTTCACAGTGGTTGCCTCCTTCGTTGCGGCTTCGCTTGCAACCGTCGCCTCCTTTGATGCCTTCATTGCGGCGTTCGATTCTTTTATGGATGAGACTACATTCTTTAAAGAAACTTGAGTTTTTGAGAGTTGGTCAGTTAACCCTTGAAACCCGGGGACAACTGAAGCTATCACATCTTTTAACGACTTTATTCCTTCGGCTTGTGCTGCGGTTGCGGCTGTGGCGGACCGGTTGGCTTTTTCATAATCGCCAACACTCATTCTATGGTCACCGATAACCTCTTTATTCCCTTTCAACTCATCTGAGACACTTTTGATCTGGACCTTCAGGGCTTGCCCTGCCACGGTGTTATCCCGCTCTTCCTTACCCAAGGCGTTATATTGTTGAGTGAGAAGGGTGAGTTGTGCACTTAACTCATGATTGGCTCCATCCGCAGCATTAGCCATTTGGATGTATGCTTTTTGTTCTTGAGCAAGCAGACGCAAATTAGCAGCGTTAGATTGATAGGCTACATCGGTCTCCTTTCCGGATGCTTTAAGTTGTTTCTGCTCTTCTCGAATTGCCTTGATGGATTCGCCTAATGCTTTTGCCTTCGTGTTGGAGTCTTCTGAATTAAGGGTAACATCTATGATTACCTTGGTGTTAGTATTGTCTGCCATTTCAATGTTTTCTAGTGAACTAAGCCGTGATTGGCGATTAGCCCTGTTATTTTGATGTATGAGGAAGTGACGCGAGGCATGAGCTCATAAAATTCCTCTTGGATAATCATCTCGCTGACGTCTTCAAGCATTTTAGTAATCACCTCGGGGAGGTACCCGCAATTCAAGTACTGTCTGATTTGGAAAAAGACCCGTCTCAAGTCTCTACTTTGGCCTGAGACGTATCTTCTATAATGATATTCTATACAGTCCATCGAATGGGAGCAGCGTTGCGTGTCCTCATCGAGATCTAACTCGATTGATAGACCTAATCTATTTGGAATATGACGCACAAATCTCTCTCTAAATACAGGTTCATTGTGGCGCATGGCGCTTGATGTGATGTTGTTCATTTTTCAGTTTTTTTGTGTTTATTAAAAGACAGGATCATTGTCAATGGCTGCAGTTTGATGATCTTCGGAAAATTTCATTTTCGAGCCATTGAAGCTAAGAGGTATATTATCCAAAGCGCCATTCCGGTTCTTGGCAAAGATGATCTCTGTGAGCCCAGCCATGCTGCGGCCTTCGGCATCTTCAAGAATACCGTAGTACTCTGGCCTGAATAGAAAGACGACCTGGTCAGCATCTTGCTCGATTGAGCCTGATTCTCTTAAATCAGAAAGCATAGGTCTCTTCATCGCTCCGGCCCGCTCTTCGACTTTCCTGCTCAGCTGGGATAATGCGATCACTGGTACATTAAGATCTTTCGCAACGGCCTTCAGGCCTCTAGAGATACTGCTTATTTCTTGCTCGCGGTTGTTCTTATACTCGGATTCACCTCTCATCAGCTGCAAATAGTCCACGACAATCAATCCCACGTCGTGGTTACGCTTGAGGCGTGCGCATTTAGACCGGAACGCTTGGATACTTAAGGAGGCAGTATCATCGATAAACATCCGGCTATCAAGCAGATCACCAAGAGAGTTATGCATACTGCTGAAGTGATATGGCTGTAAGCTTCTGTTCATTAGCATATCCAGGGGAATGCCAGTTTCGGAAGACATGATCCGGTCCGTGAGCTGCTCTTTACTCATCTCAAGAGAGAATATAGCAACAGCTACATTACCCAAGACGGCGGCGTTCCTAGCAAAATTTAGCATGAGTGCCGTTTTTCCCATGCCAGGCCGTGCTGCTAGAATAGTGAGGTTTGAGTTCTGCCAGCCCGACGTGAGTAAATCGATACTTTTAAAGCCAGTTGGCACACCGGTCAAGCCGTTCTCTGCTTTAGCCTCGTAGTGCAATAGCCTTTTGGCAATAACATCGTTTAGGGGGGAAATCTGGCCGGCATTAGATTCGGTTAACTTTTGTATGGAAGATATAAGCTTGTCCTGCAGTTCGAAGATGTCAGAAGAGCCGTTGTAGATCGCCTTGGAAGTCTCGGTAGCTAGCCGGATTGTTTCTCTTTCGAAATACCTTTGCTGTATGATCCCGGCATGATACTCAATGTTTGCTCCTGATGACACCCGACTTGTGAGAGATGTCACATAGAACGGCCCGCCGATGGCTTCTAAATTGCCCTGCTTTCTTAATTCGGATGTAACTGTCAGAATATCCACCGGGTGAGATGCCATAAAGAGACTCCTAATGGCCTTAAATATTTTCCGATGCCGTTCGTCATAGAAACTATCCTCACTTATCAGGGAGCTTATCTCATGGTATGCTTCACGCTCAAGCATTATAGCCCCTAGTACAATTTCTTCAAGCTCTATCGCCTGGGGTGGAAGGTCAATTAAATTCGTGCTTCTCATGCGGTATGTCTGATATGGCCGTTGGGTTTCTGTCCAAACACGAATACCTGCCCGGCTGATTTGTTAAACTTTCTTTCTTATCGCTGATGATTTCATCTTCCCAGTGACGACCGTTCAAATAGGTAAGTGGATCCTTTCGGAATTTCTTATCTGGTGTAGATTCAATGTAGGAGGATACTGCAGATAATATGATCTCGCGTTCAGAATCTTTTAAGCTCGTCCATTTCTTTAGCGCCTTATCCTTGCCAGTTTTCTTATCGTATAAATTCCAGAACTGATCGAAGGATATTTCATTTTCCTTTTCAGTGTTTACTGTTTCTATATTGTTCCGATTACTTGGGTGGTTACTCGCATGGTTAGTCTCCGAGTTACCCTCCGGTTTACCTATCGAATTTTCGTATAGTAAACAGAGGCTTACTTTGGCCCTGGAATAGTGATTAACACCCTTGGTATAGGTTGATATACACCCGATTTCCTTTAAGAATGCAAGCGCTTTGTAATAGGTGGTTTTATCAACTTTAGCTAGGGATAGCATATAGCCAAAGTCTACATCAAACTCTTCAGACCACTTACTTTGATTGTTCATGTCCAACAATGCATAGTATACCGCAATGATCCCGGCAGTCATACCAGGCGTGTTTATCTTTACATCCCTGAACGCATTCATTTGGGCGATGTAATTAATCCTTGGTTGATCATGGCTAGTTCCCATCATTTACAAGGTTTTCAATGTCCTTGATGGCGAAGTGCATTACACGCTTTTTCGTGGTCGCACAACGTCCATAGTAAGCAATTTTAATTGATCCTAATTTGTACAATAAGTCGTATAGAGGTTGGCATAAGGTGGAGATTTCAAGGTGAGTTTCTCTTGATAGCTGTCTCCTGGTTAAAGGACGATTATTGCGAATCAAAGCTTTGATAATTAGCTTTCTAATCATATCTTCGCGTTGCTTCCCGGCACTAGAAGATTTTAAGAGAGGAGTGATCATTATTGTGGTCCTCCTTTCTTGCTTTTAGGCTGAACTGATGCCATTGCGGCGTCGACTTCAGACTTCTTAAAGAATACGGTTCTGCCAGCTTGATAGAAGGGGAACACCCGATTATTTTTGTACCTGTGGATAGTGGACTTATCTCTTCCGAGGTATTCACTTAACTGCTGAATGTTGAACGTTTCCTCGCTGCGGGGCTCACTTTGCGTCGGCACCTGAGCCGATGTGAGCCGTGATTCTAAAATTAGTTGCAGGCTCTTTTCAATTTGGTCTAGCCTCTGATCTAGCACGACAAAAGGATTATCCATTGGTGAGCTCCTTTCCATTTACAGACAAGGCAGCCATTACCTTTTCCTCATCAAAAATGAACTTCTTTCCGATTCTTGCGTATGGTATAGTTCCGCTATCCTTTATCTTATGTGCAGTAGGTTTTGAACATCCGATCAACATCGCTAACCCGCTTAAGCCATAAACGTATTTAGTCCGTAGATTAGAATCATTTAATGGGTTCTTCATATGATACCAGCCGGTTAATGTCGGCATGGTACAAAAAGACAAAACCCCCGAAGGGGGGTAAAACGGTAAGTACTTACAAAATGATAAAAAACGTTATAAATCCTTAAAATACATTACTAACCGGGAGAAATAAGACCTATCTCTGTCAGAAAGGCATTGACCTTCTTTTCTAAAGTATCAGTCTGGACCGTTTTCGGTTGGGTTTTCTTTAGGTAAGTCTCTGTTATAAAGTCAGACAATGATTTCTTGAAGCTCTTGTGCTTATCTTCGGGTATTCCCAAAATGGTCGCAATAAGCTTAGTGAACTTGAGAATACCTAGGTGACCATAGTACTGGTCGTACAGCGTATCAAATAAACCGAGCTTATATAAGAGTACCAGGCGGTGAGTATTTGCTATTAAATCGTGGGAGAACTCTATTGGTTTGTCTGGGTTTTGAATTACATCAAGCTTAAGTGTGACTTCTTCAACTAGATCCCGGCACTCTCGAATAAGATAGACGTAGGTCTGGAGCAAATACCCCATTCCGTGGTACGAGACAGTGTCTTTGTTTTTCTTCAGGTAGTTATATTTTACGGCTTCTTCTTCAGTATATTTATACTCGTTATTACTACTATGAGGTTGCGATTCAATGTGGGCGAGAAACTCTCCCAAAGCGGCCTTCCCGGTTCGTTTCCAGTTCCCCTCACGGTACCCTTCCCATATTTTGTCTTCTTCCGATCTAAAAGATTCAAAATCGAATTGTGCTTCAAGCATTTCTCGCAGATGAATTGCTTGTTCTTGCATGTGTTTCAAGTACCTCATAACACTGGCGTCAGTACTTATGCTGACAATATTCATTTCAATTTCTTCCCGTAAGGCATCAAAGTAATCGTCGTTCAAAAGTAGCAAGAGGCGATCAGCAGACTCTACCAGCTTTCGAACATCATCCCCGTTAAATGCATCCGGTTCATCCCGTCTGAACGATTCGAAGGCACCCTGGTACATGTTATCTGGTAAATATTCGTGTACTGAATAAACCCTTTCTTTCAACTCGTTTAGTTTAGTGTATTGTATTTCCATGTCGCGTTAATTATTATAGTCCTAATTTCTCCATAGCTTCAGCCATGAGAATTGCTTTATCTTCGTTGGTCGCCTTGATGTACTTCAAGAATGCTGCTTCAGTCTTATGGCCAGTACTGTTCATGATTAGCATGGTTGGAAGTCCCTTATTAAACATGTTGGTGGCATATGACCGCCTGCAGCAGTGTGAACTGATCAGTTCGTACAGGGGCTGTGAAACCTTATTTTGAATATTTCCCTTTGTGTTGGTAAGGGTTCTAAGCTCCGTCAATCCGGCAAGCCTTGCAACTACCTTAATCCAGCCATTGAACTTTTGATTTGAAAGGGAGGGGATGCCGTCAGGATACTTAGCCAGCACTGGCCTAAGCTTCGACATGATTGGGATGGTGACCCTTCCTCCGGTTTTTATCTGCTTCACCTTGATGAAATTGCCATCTATGTCCTTCACGTCAAGATTAGAGAGATCGCTAAATCGTAACCCAGTATAGAAACCCACCAGGGCAAGGTCCCTTACACGCTCCAGTGTCGCATATGTGATGTTAGTATTTTCCCCTTCTTTTATAGACACAGTTTTAGAGTGATCTGACAAATCCAGCCTCGCTATCTGCTCAATTTGTTCATCATTAAGGTAAATTGTGTCTGCTTCATAACCGGGCATTATAAAGTCTTTCGCTTTAAAGGTCTCCACCGACACTTCAGCCATTGTACTCTTGATGTCTTTTATGAAACCTCCAAAAGTAGAGACTTCCTTGTTCTCAATGTTGAAGCAGAACTTTTTGAAATCTTCGTAAAATGTCTTATTGATGTCTTGAAAAGGTAATCTCTTAGTCCTCTTGTAATCGATGTATCTTTTAAGTGCGGTTAGGGTTGAGGCTTGGTTCTTTACCGAATTTGCACTAAAACGTTTACCTTGGTTCCGCCCGGAGGCAATGACTTTTGTTCCTTCTCTTTTCTCCCGGATAACCTGCTCATAGTAGGCAATAAAATCATCATTAACTACCTCGGGCTTCTCGTTCGTTGGCTCGGGTTTGTGCTTGTGAATCTTATCGAGTTCAGCTCTAACATATTCCTTAGTAACCGGGATCTTGTTTGCCTTTGCAGTATTTGCAATATGCTGGGCGTCCAAGGCAATTTGATTAAGATTCGCCTTAATGAATGACGCATATGGAGCGTTCTCGCTGATTAGCTTGTTGACATCACTTTTATCTGTTGGCTTTGCTGCAGTCCCTGCTTTGTAGAATTTTGGCTCAATACGGATACCTGTATAGTATTGCAAACGCTGTCCATAAAACGAAAAAAACATGTTTATGGCAAGCTTTGGTGATTTCATTGAATCATCCTTTAATTTCCGGGGTTCAAGATAGAATTTTGGTAGGGCCATTTGAAACTGTATGTAATGAATCAAATATACATACAGTTTTTGTACAATCCTAAACAACTTCTTGACACCTAATGAAATTATGAAAATAGACTAATTGGTATCAACATGCTGAAAAACATTGATTTGTGGCTTTTGTTGGCATCGTATGAGACTGTATGTAATTTGAAGTTCGACTCCGGCGCTGGGTACTTTACCGGAGTTCAAGTTTTCAAAAGACTTAGCTCCGGTTTTTTTGTGCTGTAACTTATTGTTAATCTGATAGATAAGAAGAGCCGCTTCGTTCACTTTTGTGGTGTGATGTTCTTTGCCGTCAAAAACCCATTTTTCAGGAAAGATCACACCGCTAATGTACCGTTTGCCTTCTAAATTCGCCTCTGAGTATAGCTTAGACAGACTTTTTAGGTTTAATAATGCGTCGGTTGCCAT